TACCTCAATACTAATAATAGCTCCCTCTACTGCATTACTTGGTGCAGATATTGTAGAGTTTTCTTCTAATAATAAGAAAGCATTAGCAGCGGCTTTTGCATCCCATGAAACTGTACCATCTGTTAAAGCCACTTGAGTTATGTTTGCTGAAGTAGATGCTGTCACTATTTGTGGCATAGTCACATTTTGGTTTTCATCTACTGATATAGCAGGTGTTGTGCCTACCGCAGATCCTAAACCAATCACTAAATCATCAGCACTATCATCAAGACCTATATAAAAATCTTGTGCATTACCATCAAAAACTATTTTAGTATCTTCAGCAGTAGCATCACCTATGGTTAAGGTTGTACCGTTGATTGATAAGCTATCGGTAACAGCTAAATCTGTAAGTGCGTCTAAAACTGCTGCTCCAGAACCTGCTCCGTCTAATTGAACGACTGCTACTTTGCCTGGAGCGATAGTTACATTAGCACCAGAGCCTTGCGATATAATAATATTTTGGGATCCACTTGTTGCATTTTCTATTATTTGCACCCTTTTCATAGTGTTAGGGCCAATAGTTATTGTGCAAGCTGAATCTAGCGTGCCTGTATATTTTAAATAAAAAGCTCTACCTGCATCAGAACTACCATCTGCTACGGTTGTGGTGTGTGTATCTGCATTAGTAGTAATAGCTTCTGTACCAACACCTAAAGCTTCTCCAATAAGCTCCAAATTGGTATTTGTAGAAGTACCCCAAGTTCCGCTTTCGTCACCTGTTGCTATTTCTTTTAACCTTAAATTATTAACGTAAGTTGCCATAGTTTTTTACCTCGTCTCTATATTAAATTATGCCGCCACTTCTGTCCAATTAGGAGTTTGATTATCATCTACCTCTTGCCATTTAAACGGAGTGCCAAGCTCTCCACTTGCAGAAACACCTGTGATTGTAACATTAGCTTTACAATTAAAGGTTGGTGTGCCAACTACTCCATTAGCATTAAATGTGTATGCTTCAAACCTATTATCAGTTTTAGTAGTTGAGGTGCCTAGTGCTGATGTGCCTTGTTGCCCTGTTGGAGTTTGATTAGCTTTAGCTGTAATAGTTGGAGTGCCTACAGATCCAGTGCTTTCTTGACCAGTTACTGATACATTTGCCTCTGCATCTGGAACGATAGATCCGACTGCTGAAGTTCCAGCTAAGCCTGAAATAGTTAAAACATTGGTTGATGGTGTAATAACAGTTCCTAAAGCAGATACACCTGCTAACCCATTTATACCTACAACTCCAGGTGCATCTACCGCAACACCACCATTTACAATAGTTGCAGATAAACCGCTAGGTGATACTGTAGCTTTAGCTACAACTGATATGGTTCCTAGAGCAGAGGTTCCTGCTCCGGGTGCTGATAATGTAACTGGGAGAGCGGTTCCCCAAGCACCTTCGCCCCAAGTGCCTCGGCCCCAACCGTTTATAATAGCCATTTAAGGCTAGGCGATTCTTATAATCGCTGTAGAAGCAGCAGCGGCTGGAAATACAATTGTAAAGTCTCCAGCGGTAGATGTTTTATCGCCACCAAAGTCAATTGTTGCAACTGATTTGTTACTGTCGCTTGAATTGTAGATCATACAACCTCTAGCTGTTACTGTTGCTGTGCTGAAAGTTAAATCAGCAAAATCAGTAAAAGCAGTTGTTCCAGAACTGGTGGGTGCAACTTTAGTTAAAGTGCCTCCGCCTGAAGTGTAATTAGTTCCACTGGCTTGTCCAGTTGTTGTGAACGAAGTTGTAGTAGCTCCTAATGTTGCTGAACTTGTATATAAAGCAAGTTTGAAAGTATCTCCATTAGTTGCAAAATTATGATTGCCAAGCAGTAATTCTTTTTTAAAGCTTGTCGTTAGAGTTGATGATATTGCCATAGTTTTTCCTAATTAAATCAGCAGCTTCTTTCAAACCTGCTTTTTCTAATTTATTGTTTAATGTAATCCTATCAGATTTTATAGCGTTTTGCATATACTGTTCAATAACTTTTTGAATGTTGTCTTGAAATGCAATAACTTGTTTTTTTATATCTTCAGGTGCATCTTCACTAACAGCGACTATTTTTTTTACACATAAGTCTGCCCAAAAATCAACTGAATGTCCGCCTTCATTTGTTGTGTGCACTTCAATTATTCCAAGCTCTGGACCAGCTTTATAACTTATTACCATACTTTTGGATCTCCAGCTCTATTTTTTTGTAGATGAGTATCATTTCTATCTATTAAAACTGGTTCTGGCTCTTGTTTATATTGCATTACTTCACTTTGTTTTTTTGGAATTAAATGTCCATGTTCGTTGGTTATTACGACCAATGGATCATCTAACCTATGATAACCATAAAGTTTTTCATTATTTGGAACTGCTGTATCTAATAAGTAACTCGTATGTGCAACTTCAACTTGAATGCCTTGATTCATAGCTTTGCTTAACCAAAACTCAACAGATGCACGACCTGCTTCTGCAAAATATAAATTTCCTTTGTAACCAAAATCTACACCAAACATTTTTATCTTTTCAACTTTATTCCAAATAGCAAAAGCAACTGCGTATGAAACAGTGTTGTTTAAGTAATGACAACCACATGCGCCTAATACTTCTTCGATAGGATATTCAATTAATCCCGGACATCTTTCATCTAATTCACATGTATATATTGGGCCTTCATGTTCTTGTAATAATTTAGACATGCTATCTGTTTGGCCGCCTGCATCATCAGTATCTAAAAATCTAGATGGTGGATCCATCATAAAAACTCTGTCATGAAATATAACTGATGCTACTGAATTTATTGTCCACACCTCATCAAAATGTGCGCCATGTGATTTTGCTAAATTATAGTCAAACCAACTTTTGCCCATACCTACTATGGCCACAGTCTTGCCCTCTAGCTTTTTGATTGGTTCCATCTTTCTCTCCTTATGTAACCGGTGATCTTAAAGAGTCATATCTATATTCGTCTCTTCTACCTCTTGCTTCTGCTTTGTTTTTAAGTCTAGCCATTTCTTGTTGAAATCTAGATTCGTATAAATTCATCATCTCTACGTCACCTTTCATAAAAGTATAAGCTTCTACTAAACAGCCATAAAGAAGTCCATTTCTTGCGTGTTCTGATATCCAAGTTCCTGTTGTGTCTGTAACTAATGAATTAGGTTTATACAAGTAATGTAATTCAACTTCATAGTTTTGATCTGGAACTGGAGCTATGATGATGGTGGATTCTTTTGTGCCAGTATGTAAATCTTTATCAAAGTCAGCATAGTAATATGGCAACCCATAATCAGCAGTGTCTGTTGGATCTGGACAATACTCTTGCATAAAACTAGTATGTTTTTTATCTAAAAAAGTATAGTCTCCATTAGTGTTTATAACAGCCAAAGAAAAAGCTAATTCAAAATCATCAGGAGTTGTTAAAAATCTAGAACCTGTAGTAACTAGTCCTTTAACATTTTTTCTAAAATAATCAAACTGAACAAGTTCAAATATTCTTTCTTCTGTATTTTTTATTATATCGTCTAATGTATTTACAAAAGTAGTTTCTGTATTTTCAGTATAATCTTGAATTAATGTTTTTAACTCTGATAATGTTATAGGACTACTCATATTAAGTATTTATTTGGCCACCCATACCTGCGTGATTAGTACAGTAATAATAAAGCGTAGGAGCCCCACTTGCAACTTCTATCTGAGTATAAGCACCTGCATTACCGGGAGTTCCGACAACCGTAACTCCAGTTGTGTATTCGACTCCACCTGAATGAGTGCCTCCAGACGTTGTCGAAAATCTTAATGGATGATTATTATTTGTGCTATCTGACTGGTCAAATTTGTATGTTTGTCCTTCAGTAAAAGATAAAGTTGGTGCTCTTACTCCATCCACATAATAATAATTAGATCCATAATAAGCAGCAACAGTTATCGTATAAGTTGTAACAGATGGGCTTGGAGTAGGACTTGGAGTAGGACTTGGAGTAGGGCTTGGGCTTGGTGTTACTGAGCCATCAGTGCTAACAGTTATGCTACCTAACTCTCCATCTAATCTAGATAATAAAAAATTAGACCCTATGATATCTTTGTCCATATAATGTTGTTTTGTAATATCGTTGTATATTACGACAACAAAACCCTCGCCAACTTCTTTATCATTGTTTGGCCTGGGTTCATATAAAGCCTCTGGATCAATTACATGTGGTAATGGTTCTAATTGTGGGTGTTTTGGTTCGTAACAACTAGGACAAGTTTTTAAGCCATTCCATTCTTCTCTAAGTTTTAGTAACTTATATTCAAATCCACATCTATCACAAATAGCCTTTGCATATTTTGCTGAAGCATATGCCATATTAGTATCCGTGTCTTAAATAAGGCGCAATCCTAAAAGAAGCTCTATCTTCGTCTTGAGACAATGCTCTTTCAAATTCATCTTCATACATCTGTTTTAACATAACAGATCTATCAGGAGCTCTTTTTATAGATATGTAATATGCAAGACCTGCTGCAAAACATGGATAAAATCTGAATGGCATGTCCATAGTATTTTTAGCTTTATCAGCATCGAACATTCTTACTATTTTATTAAACACTAATATATCTGTACTGTTCTCAGGAGATGGCCATATTTTTAATACAGGAGTATTTGATTTATCAAGAAAAAATTGAGATGGCCTAGATTTTGTTGATTTAGTTGGAATGTTTAAATATTCACTTCTACTAATTCTAGACATTTGTAAATCTAGGTCTGTTCCATTGGTGTTTCTTCTTATTGAACAATCTAGTATGTCTATAATATTAGCGTTCAAAGTATAATCATTTTGACCTTCAGTAACAGTTTGAGTTGCTTGTTCTATAGTCCATTGATTTAGCCCCCGGTTAGCCCATTCAGCAAGCATCAAGTTAATAGATCTTCTTGCAGTTTTTAGATCATAACCAGTTCTAAGTTCTAGGCCGCATCTTTCAAATGCTTCTTCAACAAACTCAGCTACATTTGGTTCAAAATCTGTGCTTCCAGAGGTAGACATTATTTTTTCTTTTTATTTTTCTTTAATGATCTTTCAATCTGCGCAGCCTGTTTTGCATGTAATTTAGAAGCTCCTTTAAGCTCTTTAATTAACTTTCTTTTTTGTGCTGTTGTTAAGTCTGCCATTATTCCTCCGTATCGTTGTATAAATTATCAAATACCCGATTGACATCTAACGTATAGTCTAAATCAGATTTTGAATAATGTATATGTTGAGACGGTCTAAAGTCAGGTGCTCCTTCACCAGTTTGGAACCAAGCAGGATGCGTTACTCTTACTCTGTTGTTCGGCAAAGCTACTATATTACCTGTCCATTCTCCAGCATCTAGTAGCTCTAAAACATGGCTACTTTTATGTTGCGCAGGATCATCTGCTATCTCACTCTCTGCATAGTCAACAGTAAAGTAATATTTAGCCGGGAACATCTGTCCATCTATTTTAGCTAACCAAGGGCAAGGCGTAGCTCTATCTATAACATAAACTGAATTATGATGAGAA